TATTAAAGTAAACCTTTAAAGTGCCATAAAAGAAAGAATTAGGAGAATTAGGTTAATATTTAAGGAGGCCCTTAAAGGGCCTCCTTAAATGTGAGTAAAGTTCTCTAAAGTTTCTTTAAAGGTATTTACATTATATTAAAATGATTTACCTTAAAGGAAGCTTAAAGAAAACTTTAGCCTTACTTTGATGGTACTAAATTATGCCTGAACAAAATTCTCCTTCCGAACTTGTGCAAGAACTCACTCTGATAAAGTTCTTGCTTGTGCGCGAGCACTTCGACAAGTACAGCTTCTATGTGAAAGAACTAAACTTCGAACCAGAGACTGAGCTTCTGCTTAAGTCTATTGAAGAATACTTCAAAGAATATCCTGACAAGGATGCTATTGAAGTTGAGGAGCTGTTACTGTACAACAGTATGCGTAATCCTCTCGTTCGAAAGAGGAATATCTTCACTACTCTCTTCGAGAAGTTGGGTGAAATAAATCTCAACTCTGAGTTGGTTGAAGAAAACTTTAATAGCATACTTGAAAAGTATTTCAGTAGTGAAATCCTATTTAAGATTTCCGAATCTCTTGAGGATAATTCTGCTGGGGTACTTGATTCTGTGGCCGAACTTTGTGAGCAGTATGGCAATCTTAAGCTTCGCTTGCAAAAGAAGAACTTCAACTTTGTAACCACTGACATCTCTGAGCTGGTTGCTAAGAAGAAAGAAAAGCCCGGCCTTCTGTGGCGTATCTCTGGGCTTAATGAGCATCTTGGAGAAATCCGAGGTAAGACTCTTGGCCACATCTTTGCCCGCCCCGATACAGGGAAAACTTCCTTCCTCTTTTCTGAAGAGTCATTCTGGATTAGCCAACTTAAAGAAGGTGAAATCCTGCTTCATCTCAACAATGAAGAAGATGGAGAAAAACTTATGGCTCGCTTCTACCAATCCCTCCTTAATGTCCCTCAAGAAATCCTTGAATCCCACACTGACAAATGCAAAGAAGAGTTTCAACGTTTAGGTGGAGATAAGCTGCACCTGTACGATGAGGCTATCATTGACGTGGATGACATCAAAGCTCTGTTTGAAGCGTACAATGTACGAGTGTGCGTGATTGACCAAGCAGATAAGCTGCACTTCAAAGGTATGGCTAAGATGGGGGACGTACAACGTCTTCAAGCAATCTATGCTAAGCTTCGAGAGTTGGCTAAGAAGTTTGATGTGCACATCATCACAGTTGGTCAGGCATCTGTAACAGCAGAAAATAAGAAGTGGCTCATGCCGTCTGACCTTGATGGCAGTAAGACACTTAAGCCCGGTGAGTTTGATTACATCATCGGTATCGGGAAGAAGCTTGATGATATGCACACAGACCAAGAGAACTTGCGGTACTTGCACCTTTGCAAGAACAAACTTGGCACAGGTATGCACGCTAAGATTGAGGTAACTTTTGACCCCACTCGTGCAAGATATTCTGAGCCTGTTTACAATGAGCTTGGTGGTGATTATACTTATTCCAAGCCCCTCTGTCTTGGACCTTAACAGTAAGTAAGTTCTCATGATTAACTTTTCTTATAGAGTATTTGACACTGAATCCACTAAAATTCCGAGGCACACACCTTGGCATCCAGATTCTTACCTGTGTTCTGTAGGAGCAGTAGACAATGATAATGCGGATAAAGCTTGGCTGTTTAATCACGTTAGTGAACCTTGTGGAAACCATCGTGAAATGGTTGACGCCATTCAAAAAGAGGTAGACCAAGCTGATGTCATTGTCTTTCACAATGCGAAACATGACCTCGGTTGGTTTCGTAAGATGGGTATTAAGTTCGACAACAAGAACATCTGGTGCACTATGCTTGCAGAGTACTTGCTTGTTGGGCAGAATCCTAAGATACCTTTGAGTCTTAATGCCTGTGCAGCACGTCGAGGCTATGGCCAGAAAGTGGACGAGATGCACGAGTATTGGGAGAATGGCTACGAGACTGATGAGATTCCGTGGGATTTGCACAGGACATATCTTATTCAGGACGTAAGTCTTACACGTGATTTATTTCTTGACCAGTACGAACAGATAAAGAAAGCTGGTTTAGAGAAGGTAGCCTATCTTACCTTCGAACTGTCAAAGATTCTTTCAGAAGTAGAGTACTATGGAGTAGAGTTCGACGCTGAATCTGCTAAGAAGTACGTGCATGAGTACGACGAAAAGCTCAAGATTCTTAACAAAGAGCTTTGTGACATTGCAGGTGTAGAGTTCTCTCCCAGTAGTTCTGACCAACTGTACGCTGTGATGTATGGTGGCGTTATCAAACGTACTGTACAAGAACTCGTAGCTAAGCCCAGAAAGAATGGGACCTTTCGCGTGTACACCAGAAAGGCTGAGTATCATCAGCACATAGATGGTGTAGGATTTATTCCTCACGAGGCTACTAAGAGTGCAAAGACTGGCAAGTATAGTACAGGAAAGAAAGCTAGACAACTTCTGCACTGTGACACTGACCAACAAGAGCTGTTCTATAAGAAGCTAGAGGAGCGAGCTAACGCACAGAAGGTGTACTCTACACTGTGGAGTTCATCTAATAGCGAGAGTGGATTGTTGCGTAAGCTTGGTGGTGACCATAGATTGCACCCCAACTTTAATCAAAGTGTTACTTGCACTGGGCGTCTTAGTTCTTCTAACCCTAACGGTCAGAACTTTCCTCGTGGTACAACTTCTCCTCTGAAGAAGCTTATCATTCCTAGATACGACTACATTGTCAATGCTGACTTGTCTCAGATTGAATGGCGTACTGCTGCTGCTCTGAGTCATGACCCCATTATGTGTGATGAAATTCGTCATGGCTTTGATGTGCACACTGACAGTGCTCAGCGTTGGTTCGATGGTGCCAATCTGGACATTAAGTCTAAACCTTTCAAGAAGATTCGTACCACAGCTAAAATCTTTAACTTCCGAATGCTGTACAATGGGAAGCCTAAAGCTTTCTATTATGATGGTAGTATGCCTCGCTATTCTCTTGAGCGTTGGCAGAAGATTGTGCCCGGCTTCTATGAGAAGTACAAGGGTCTCCGTGCATGGCAGCTTCGGAATGAAAAGATTGTCAACAAAGAGAACTTTCTTCGCAATCCCAGTGGACGATTCCTCACCTTTGACTATAACACAGATGAAGAGAAAGGACCTCTTGGTTACAATCTCAATGACATCTGTAACTATCCTGTACAGAGTATCAGTGCTGACTTGATGTTCCTTGCTATGGTAAATATTTGGCGTAAGGTACGCTCTCTTGGATTGAAGTCTCGTCTTATCCTTCAGGTGCATGACTCTCTTGTGTGGGATTGTCCTAAGGAAGAAGTGTACATTGTCTCTAAGATTTGTGCTGACACATTTGAACGTCTGCCTGAGCTGTCTAAAGAATACTTTGGCTGGGAAATTGAAGTTCCTCTCACTTCCGAAGTAGCTTTGGGCAGAACGTATGGTGATTTGTACATGGAATATAAAGCTTGTGAAGTTACGAAGACTAATGTAGATTGGTTCTTCTTCTGTGACACAAGCTTTCCTAAAGCTATCACTGATACACTTCAAAAAATTTGTGCTTAAATCTCTTGACACCTATACCTACGAGTATTACTATGAGTACACAGCAAAAGCAACGAGCTGTTGAGAAAGCTATTAAGAAACGCTGGCAGAAAGTTCCGTTCATTGTTAATCTACGAGAGAAAAGAACTGGCCAGTATACAACAGGTTGCATTCAGGCTAAGTCTCAGGAAGAAGCAGAGTTCATTGCTCAGCAAACTTGGGGATTTCATTTCCAGATTCTTGAGGTCAAGCCAACCTAATAAATTTAATTTACATAGAGAGATATAACCATGTGGTTTAAGTTCGAGAACATTGAAGAGAAACATGATTTGGTGGGTCAGTCGGGTAAGAAGTACAGTGGCTTCGTTGTCACTGGTATGAAGAAGGGCTTCCAGGGTGAGCCGGACACGCCTTATCAGAAGACGCTGTTTAGCAATCAGGCTATCACCGTTATTGAGCGCGGTATTACGCGCCCCGGTCAGTCTGTTGTGCAGTTCTTCCAGAAGGCTGCTCAGCCCGGCGACATGTTCGACATTAAAAGCGAACGCGAAGGTAAGTTCTGGCGGTGGATTTCCATTGCCAAGCTTGAGGACAACAACCCCACTTATGAGCCTCTGACCGATGAGCAGGTTAAGGCTTATGAGATGGTGCAGGCGGCTAGTCGTCCCCAGTACACCCAACCTACTGGGGTATCTGGCATGGATGCTAAGCTTCCTGCGTTCCTTCAGCCCCAGACGGAAGCGCAGCGTGCGTCCTTCTAATCTTACCTAACTAGTTCCCACTAATAACCCCACAGGAATATAATGTAGAATGTGATACAACGTCGATAATCAATTCCATTATACCCTGTGGGGTTTTTGAGTCTCTAAGGTATTTCTCACATGGCTAAATATAAAGAAGAAGTTATCCCTCAGATTATTAAAGACGCGCTGTACACCGACCTTCACAGTGAAGATGGTGACCGTATGTTCGAATACAGTGCCACTCGACTTTGCAAATCTCCTCGTCAGCTTCAACTTGAACAGCGGCACGCAAAGGAGATAGCCACACCTGAAATTATCAACATCTGGTACACCTTTGCTGGTCACGCAATGCATGACTTCCTTGAGAACAGACTCAAGAACAATCCTCGGTACCTCGTCGAAAAGCGAATCATCCGTTTTGACAAACCTCTCGGTGGTACTGAACAGGACTATCGCCGAGTAGGTGCTAAGTTCGATGCTTACGACAAGGAAACTAAAACTCTTTCTGACCACAAGACCACAACTACCTACATCTACGGAAAGGAGATGAAGGACGAGTGGATTAAGCAGCTTATGATTAACGCCTACTTTCTTGAGAAGGAAGGTTATCCTGTTGAGAAGGTGGCTATCAATGCTATCTACATGGATTGGCGTGACTCTAAGCTGAAGTACGCAAAGGAAGGAGAGTATCCTCCTGCTCCTTGTACTACTTTCGAAATGCCTTGTTGGTCATTGGAAGACCGAGAACATCTTTATCGCTCTCTTCTGACTGAGCATGTGGAAGCGGAAAGTATTCCTGATGACCAGCTTCCCTATTGCAGCAAGGAGTACTGCTGGGAATCTGGTGGTTGCTTTGCTGTGTACCGACCCGGCGCTGCTAAGGCTATTCGCCTGTGCTCTACTGAAGAGGAAGCTAAGTCTTACATTAAGTACAAGAATCTTACCGGTGACATTCGTATTGAGGAACGTCCTCCGACCCGTCGTCGGTGTAAAGATTATTGTAGTGCAGCTCCGTTCTGCAACCAGTACAAAGACTGGTGCAAAGCTCACGGACTAATTAACGAAAACATTTCTTCCGAACCTGTAAGTGATAGCTCGGATGAGTTGTCACAATCCAACTAACGCAGGTTGTTTAATCCTTAACATACAAGGAGGGTATTAACATGATTTACCCTGCCTCTATGAACATTGCTGGCCAGACTGTTGATGTCGAGATTCTGGACAATCCGCTGTATCAGATGCACATTTGTCCGAATTGTAAGAATCCCTACACTGGTGAGCCGTACCGGTTCCCTGTGCCTACGGGTGAAAGCAAGGCTTGTCCCGCTTGTGGTTGCGAACACACGCAACCTGTGGACAATACCTATGTGTTTGGTCAGTACGTTGTTAAGGACAATGTACTGAAGACTTGGCACAGTGATAAGATTCCTGATGTGTGTGGTACGTGCTTCGTGCACGAGACTATTGAGGCTATCGACTCTATTGGTGACCTCAAGCTGAATCACACTCAGATTACCTCGCTGGCTTCGATGCTGTATCAGGCATTCACCTCTGGTGGTGTTGACTTCGGCAAGAAGTCTGAGTCTGTCACTTATGCCAATGCTGCGTAAGTGTAGCTAAGTTTCTCCTTAGTGTGTGTGTGACCTACGGGGATGGGGTACCCACTTGCTTGTTCGTTCGTGGTGGTGCGGGCAAGCGTTTAAGGTGGGTACCCTACTAACTTCTAATGTGGAAATAAGACTTTAAACTTATGTACGAATCCTGTGATAGTGCCTTTGATAAGGCTTTGAAGAAAACTCTTGACTTGGAAGGTGCTTACAGTAACGACTGTAATGACACCGGTGGTGAAACAGTGTATGGTGTGTCCCGTAATAACTTTCCTTCTTGGGCTGGTTGGAAAATAGTTGACCAACTGAAACGTCTGCACGGGGCTAACACACCTGAGTTTAAATCTGCTATTCGAAACAATGCAGACCTCAGTGAGCACGTTCGTAGCTGGTACAAGCAGGAGTTTTGGAATCCTTTTGAACTGGATAATCTTACCAGCTTCCCTCTTGCTTTTGAAATTTTTGACCAGAGTGTGAACCTTGGTCGTAAGCAGACTACGCTGCTCATTCAGCGAGCTTGCAATGCTCTGAACTACAAGAATATGTTTGGAGCTGACCTCAATGTTGATGGCATTGTTGGTCCCAATACTCGACGCAGACTTCAGGAAATTGGGAATGATCCTCGTTACACTGAATGTATGCGTCGTGCCCTTGACGGTCTCCAAGTTAATCACTATATCTCTCTTGGTCTCAATACTAATGGCCGCAGTGACTATCGTAAGTACATGCGAGGCTGGTTGCTGAATCGTATTGGAGAAGTTGAGGAGTAATTCATATGCACATTTGTAGACCGACTGTGGAATTTATTACGGACCTGTCCACTCTTGACCCTAAGGTCATTGTGGATGCAGGTCGCACCTGTTACAAAGCGAACAAGCCTGACTATACTCCTGAGGAAGTAGACAAGTTCATTCGCAAGCTTATTAGTTGTGAACATGAGAGTCCTCTTGAACATCTCAGTTTTACGGTTAAGTTCATTACTGACCGAGGTATCTCTCACGAGCTTGTTCGCCACAGACTTGCGGCCTTCACTCAGGAAAGTACTCGCTATGTGAACTATGCGAAAGATAAGTTCGGCAGTGAAATTTCTGTAATCTTTCCTGACTACACAGGTGAGAAGCTTAGTCTGAAAGCTCTTGAAATTATCAATAAGGCTTTCACACAGGACGAAGAAAACTATATGGCACTCATTGAAGAGGGTGTGCCTCCTCAGTTTGCTCGTAGTGTTCTGCCTACCAATCTAAAGACTGAGCTGGTGATGACCTGCAACATTCGAGAGTGGCGCCATATCCTGAAGCTGCGTTGTAGTCCTGCTGCCCACCCGGATGTCAAGTATTTGTGTGACAAGATTTACGAAGAGCTTAAGAAGTATCATCCTTACTTTGTTTGTGACATTGACATCGACAGAGAAGACATGCATGGATTCTAATGATGAACCTATATACTATGACCCAGTGTTAAGGTCATATGTATATATTGCAACTCTTCGTGGTGGTAATCTACGACAAAAGATATGTCTTCCTATAACTAAGGAACATATTCAAATCTTAAAGGAAATTAACAATGCCTGAAGTTGTTTGTGCTAACGCCTCTAGTTACGAAACTCTTATGAACAATCCTTGGGGTGAACTCTTGTCTCCTGACAAGGACCTTGGTATTCTTCCTCGTGGTCGAGAGTACCTTAATATCATACCCGACAATGGTGCTATTGCGATTACTAAAATCGGGCATCTTGGTTATGATGATAATGTCAAATGTTCTACTATTATGCTTCCGCTAGAGATGGCTTATCAGCTTCGAGATTTCCTGAACAAGAATCTTGATGACTATGCTTGGCGTCTTGCAGAGAATGGCTTCCTAAATGAGAAGCGTTGCAGTGTTCTGGCCAAGTTCAAGAAAGTTTATTATGAAGACGAAATCAAAAACCTCAACAAGTCCGAAGAAACCACGGACAACAAGACCGAAGAAGCCGAAGTTTCGTAGCAAGTACGAAGCTAAGGTTGCAGAGTACCTGACTAGTATAGGGGCTGAGTGGAAATATGAGCCTTGCTCTTTCTACTATCAGCCCCCGAAAGCTAAGTACACTCCAGACTTCTGGGTTAAGTATCCTGATGGTACTGAAGAGTACCTTGAAGTTAAAGGTTACTTTGACCCACGAGCAAGAGTAAAGATGGTGCTAATGAAACAACAGCACCCGGAGTTGGACATCGCACTGCATTTCATGCGAGAGAACTGTAAGCTTAGCTCTAAGTCTCGTACTACTTATAAGGATTGGGCAGAGAAATATGCTTACCGAGTACGACCTTTCAAATTATCATAGTCGGTACAATTGCGTAACAGTAGATGTACGGGAACGATTAGACGAATGCTTAAAGAAATTTACTAAGCATCCTTCTCTCGAACACTCGTTTATGGTTCTGCAAGAAGAGTTCGAAGAACTTAAGAAAGAACTGTACAAGAAAGAAAGTGAACGAGATAATGACCGTATTTACGATGAAAGTATTGACCTTCTCGCTACTGTGTTTAGATTAGTACTCGACAATGACCTTTACAAATTGAGATTGGATTTTAAGTATGACCCATCTAACTAAGCTTGCTTGCTGGTTTTGTGGTCACGACTGGGAGGCACTTCGGACATTTGGTATAGATGTTAGTCCTCTAGGTCATGGACTCATGCGATACAAGAAATGTCGTAGATGTGGAAAAGAAGAAACAGTGTTCGAAGCTTTCGCTAACATTTTTAGTGGAACTCGTACTAAATCTCCTGCTCCACTGAAACCCAGCATTTCTCGTGGCCTCCTTGCACTGGAGGAAAAGGAATCCAAAGATGCCCTCAACAAAAGCACGAGTGTCAAAGAAAAAGAAACCGAAGCTTCCTCCGAATGTGACGAAGTTTCGAAGTGCGATGAGTGCAATAAAAGCTAAGTGTAAAGAATGCAGCGGGGGTAATGTTAAAGAAGTTGACATGTGTCCTATAGAGCATTGCCCCCTTTATTCTTTTCGAAACACTGAAGCAATAAATCTTTTTTACCCTAACCTTCTTACTAAGAATAAATAGTACTATGAACAACACTACTGAAGTTGCAGCTAAGCTGCCCGTGCACAAGCGTGATTTTACTGATGACATCAAAGCTTTTATGACTAAGTTCGCTGCGTATAAGCACATGCTTGGTCATGACATTTCTCTTCGTAAGTACATGTGGGATTGCTTTGCTGCTATTGTAGCCATGCACATTGAAGAGTACACTGTTCCTCAGTATGGTGACTATCCGAATGACAACCTCACCAGCTTCAGTGCTGATGACTGTCTGACTAATATTGGTCGCTATGCTGCTCGATTGAAGACTAACAGTCGTGGTGAAGAGGAAACTCTTTCTGACCTGTTGAAGATTGCCCATTATGCAGGTAGTGCTTTCCTGAAGATGAAGGGATATGAAGAACTTTTTAAGCCCGAAGAAACTGCTGAAGTTGAGCCTGAGGCTAACGAGGTTGCTGAAGATGACCGACCCGATTGCGACGAAGAGGCAGTCTAATGAAGAGTTCAGTGGAGAATTTTCCACTGCAATATCTGGGTTTATCTGTCCTTTCACTGGTGTACCTTGTACAACAATTCCTACACGTCCTATTCAAAGTTCTGGGGATAAACAGGACGATACTAATTCAAAGGTAAACTAGTATGGCTCGAACTTTTATCTGTTACGAAGATAACATCTACGGTCACATGCTTGGTGCTATTGCTGGGAAGTATGTCAAGGATAACTTCCCCAATGAGCAGATTGAATACTGGCCTAACTGGCAGTCTAGCAAGACTATTAATCAGACTGCTATGATTGTGCCTAAGCATCTTGGTAAACGTGACACGATTTACTTTCTTGGTGTGTCTCCCGCAGCTAATGCTTGGAGAGCTCTGTTCGAAACGTATCAGCCTAAGCGAATGGTGTGGTATGACTGTGACTCCTATGTCATTGACAGAGCAATGAATGCTTGTTATGAGGAAATGAAGAATCTTCCTGACGTTGAGGGGTACAGGTCTAATAATTTTGACCTTGGTGCTCGTCTGTGGAAGGACCTCTTTCCTGAAAAGAAAGTTCCCCCTTGTGTAAATTGGATTGACTCTTATTATCAGGGTAATCCTAATGCAAGTGCCCGAGCTTTCGTACACGGTCTTGAGCTGCTTGAGACTTGTCCTAAAGACTTGGAATCCCATCCTGATACCCTCTCTGATGAGGAGCGAGAGATGGGTGAGGTTGCCTCTAATGTATGGGAGGCTTGCTTCGAGGTTGACTCTCCTGCTAACTTTGGTGCAGCAGACTTCGACATGGAAGCTGAGATGCCTCGCATGAGATGGGATGCTACGTTCCAGATTATGAACATGGGTACGATTGTTGACACTCTTGTTCGTCTTCGTACTCAGGAACTCATTGACCATGACTGTTTCCGAAACATTACTCTTCCTGACGGTACTGTAGCACTTATGACTAATGCTCGTGAGTGTGACCCTGAGGTACTGAGGGAGATGTACACCCAGACTGGATGCACTACTCCTTATGCTGGGTGGTACTATATTGAATGCTTCGGAGCTCCTAAGTTCCAAGTTGCTCTTGTTAAGCTGGAGCAAGGTGAATCCTGTATTAACGTGGCAAAGAAGTTTGACCACGCTATCGGGAGTGATGACTTCGCCACTTTTCGTTGTGACAGTCTCGAAAACAGTGATACACGAAGCTACTGAAATTATAGCTTGTATCATGCATCTGAAAAAGAAACAGTTAGCCCTCTTGACAAGAGGTACAAGGAGTATTAAATATGAATGGTACTAAGATGTTCTTCCGTGCTTCTACTACTGAAAAGGACTTTGAAGAATTTGAACTGACGATTCCCTCTCGTGAGTTCTCTGAAGCTGAGTGGGAACTCTTTAAGAAGATGCTGCCCATTGCTCTGCTTCAGGCTTTTCCCCCGGAAGAAGAGTCTAATGAAATGAAGATGAAAACTAACGTTACGGCTGACCTTGAAGTTACTAAGGCTGCCTAATCATTAAACCACACAGCGCGAGCTACTTAGTTTGTTGCCCCTAGGTAGCTTGTTTCTCCTTGAGCACCACCCTTAGTCGGGAGGGTGGATAAATATATCCCGACACAAATTTCTTTACATTCAAGTACATTGTGAGAGTGGCACCATGATGACCCACTTCAACACAAAAGAGTCTCAAGCCCTTGAAAAGAAAATAGTGGAAAGGTAAGCGCCCGTAAGCTTCGCAGTGCTTCTGCAATCTTCACTCGAAGCTAAACCTTTTAACACTTGACTGAGGTTGGTGCTACTCTCACATTGTACTTGAACTTAACAAATTTCCCCAGTTGCACTCTTGGTCTTCGCTTGTCTGAATACATGCCAAACAAAAAGACCGTCTAATGCCAAACCTCGCCGGAACCCAACCTGAAAAACCCACTGCCAACTGCGAGAGACCTGAGAGTGTAGCTGGGGATTTCTTTTTCTTTCAGCATGGCCTCCCTCCTATTAACCCTTACAATAAGGATAAACATATAATGTCTATCACTATCATCTACACCAATGCCGAAGGTTCGACCATGTCGAATACGTTCTCCTTCTACCGTAATCTTGACCAGAAGGATTTCGACAACATGGTGCTGACTGTTCAGCAGACCGTGAATAACACGCCCCTGAACAACCTGAACACTTCCGAAGGTGTCACTAATTCTTCTCCTGTTGTCAAAGAAGAATCTCCTAAGGTTCAGGAATATAAACCTATGGAAAACATTCAGGTTAAGCCTCGTCCCGTTTCTTCTAAGAAGGCAGCGTAAAAATATGTCTAAAACTTATGTTGAGTTTATGCTCGAACAGAAAAAGAGTCGAGTAATTCGTAACTACGAAAAACTCCTCAACCGTTTTATAGAGTACATGGACCAGCTTGCTACCTCGAAGCTTTTTCTTGAGCATCTTAACCCTGTTAATATGCAGGAAATGAAGCTTGGTATCTATGAGGAACTTACAGACAAGTTCAATAATCTCTATGAAAAAGTTAAGCATCAGCTTGAAGATGCTTGTGTGAATATTGGTCACTATGAGATTCTGAATGACCTTCGTCGTGGTAAAGTGAAACTCGTAGATGCTGAAACCAATAAACCCGTAAAGATAAACTTCCACATTCTCAAAGCTTAGTGCTTCAAAAACAAACACCTCCTTATATGATAGAAGCCCTCAGATGTTTTTTACTGCTTTTTCACATCTGGGGGCTTTTCTTTTTATAGGAAGTACAGAAATTTACTTGACACTCTTTCTCGAAGTATTATATATTTAGTGCGTAATCGTACTGGGTATAGGGACATAGTTACCTCTCTTCCTATTGTCCCCCTTCTACATGCGGAGTGGTTCTTAGGTACATTCGAGCTTGCGTACCTTTTAAAGAACAGACATGCACTTCGTAAAAGGAAACACTAACCCTCCAACCAATAGGGGCCATCTACTTTGCTAAAGGCGACAGCAAGGCAGATGGCCCTTATTGTTTAGAAATGGATTTTAAACAACCTATATAAACAGTTAGCCCCTGTAAGTTTCATCGCTTACAGGGGCGTTTCTGTTTGATTTTGAGGTATGTGAGCTAGGTCTTTCGGTAGTAGTTCTTACTCAATGTCATGCCACCAAGACCAAGCATACCACCAAGGATACCAAGAAGGTACTCAACATCCATAGGTTGTACGTGATTGATAAAGGGTCCGTCTATAAAAGAGTTGACAACACTAATGATGGTGTTGGCCAAGGGTACATAGATGGTGTTCATACCAATACCAATACCACACATGTAACCTACGAAGTCTCTCCACTTCGAACCTTGTGTCTGAGAAACGTTGTTGAGGTTGACCTGAGCTAAGTCTACCGCAGTAAGTTGCTTGAGCTTATTAACCTCAGCTTCTAGTTCTTGAGTACGTCCTTCCTTGTCCAGATTAAAGAGTTTCTCTTTCCAAGATTTCTTGTCGTCATCACTCGTGTCAACCAGTTGGTCAATGAGAGAGACACCAATACTAAGAAGGGTACCAACCAAGGGAAGTACCATAGTGGAGTTCCTCCTTAACCAATCACGCCAGCTTGATTAGCAGTTTTAATAAACTGCTTCATAGCTCGTTGCTTGAGTTGGTTTATCTGGTCAAGACGAGTAGCCTTAGCTTCGGAAGAGATGGAAGGATTATTCATCAGTTTACGCTCCTGCTCTCGAAGCAAGTTAAGCTGTTGCTGAAGTTTATTCAAGGTGGGCTTAAGCCTATATCCTTGCAGGTTATTCATCAACACCTCTCGTTTCTCTTCAGGAGTAAGTCTCATGTCAGTTCTAGCAGTGTCTACTGCGTTAATCTGAGTGAGTACATTAGTTCTCATCTTCGAGAACAGAGCACTGGTATCACTGTCTTGAGTAGTTTTGTACAGAACCTTAAGACCGGGAACGTTACCTACATTAACGTGGTCTAAGCCATAGCGCCGCCATTCATCGAGTCTACCGAGGAGACCAAAGGTAATGCGGCCAAGACCACCAAGGTAAGCATTAGCGATGTGCTCAACACTTTCAGGAGAGACATCAATGATGGGGGAAAGGGTCTTAGTCAGCCACACAAGACTGGGGTTGGCTGTGCTCCAATACTTTTCATGGTCAGGGATTTCACCTCGCAGGTTCTCATTGCCGGTAGGCATAATAGGATTACCTGCAAAGTTCTTGTTCATAGACAACTGCCACAGAGGACGAATAATGCTGGGAACAAAAGCAGTCCAGCCTTCATCAGTACCACCAATGGTTGCGAAGTTGTTGAACATCTTACCAATGATAGAGGAAGCAGCTTCCGTAGCGTTGGGGCCGGGGTTGCCGTAAGCAGCACTGTGACCAGCTTCGAAGATATTCATAGCTAAGTTCCAAAACATGTCGAAACCGTAAGTAATAGGAAGGGTAATATAGTCACCCTTGCTAAACGGATTCGGAAGGATAATGTTACTAGCTTTGATGTACTCAGGAATCTTATCATAGAAGCTGACACCATCATCATCGTCACCCATGAGAGCACGAGCAATGATAGCTTGCAGAGCGTAACCCAGCATGGGATACATAGCGAATCTAGCTACGTGATTCCAGTCAGTCTTGCCAGTTTTTCTGTCCTTACGGAAGATAGTCTCCAGCATACGAACGTTACCACCAATGCTAGCACTAGCGAACATGTACAGAGAGTTGAAAATAGGAGCCCAGCTACCTTTTCGAGAGAAGTTCACGGTAAGGTTGAGAGCAATGTTAGCAGCTCGGCTGTACATTTCTTCGTAGCTGAAAGGTCTATTATCAGCAGTCCTACCAGCTTCAGCATAGGGCTTAAGGCGGTCTACGATTTCTTTGAAAGCAATGTAACGAGTCATGTTTTCGAGAGAATTACTCACCTCATCCATGTACTCCATCATTTTATTTACATTACTACGTTGCTTTTCAAGAAACGTTTTGGGATTCTTGTCCTTCAGTGCAGACAAGATGTCTTTCCTTAACGTTTCATAAGTGTTCGTTCCAAAGTATTCAGTCTGTCCGCCGTAGTTCAAGTACTGTTCGTAGTCACTCATGAACATCTTCATCTCATCACTGAGACCAGACTTGATAGTCTTAGTAGAACCATCCTTATTCTTAATGATTACATCATTGAAGGTGCCGTACTTACGGAAGTACATAAGAGCATTACGAACACTGTTCTTAGTAAGTGCCTTACCAAGACCATTGACCAAAATGGACTGAGAGATTTCCTTGGAGTTAGGAATGCCAAGAGCTTCAAGTTCCTGACTCAGTGCGCTGATGTTAATAGCCGCAGACACTGTATCTCGAATGGGGTTGGTAATCCAGAACAAAGGATTTCGAGAAGTCATATACTTCCCAAGTTCGTGTTGGATAGCACCAATAGCTCGAACAACACCAGAAGCTCTAGCAATGTTCTCAGCTCTAAGAGCTCTAGCCACACCACTGTCATGTAGTAACACCCTCTGTACAGTACCATCCTCATCAATAACTGCCACAGTGTTTTTCATTTCACCTTCGGCAGTGTGCTTAGTAGGCACAAGAGAGATGTCACCAGTCTGTTTGTTGACTACACGTCTCATAGCACCGTGGTCAACAACGTAGACTTGCTCACCAGTTTCAGGGTCAGTAGTGAGTCTGGGTTTACCCCAATCTTTATCATTCTTATCTCTGTACTCTACCATTTCGAAGATGCTAGTAGCGTCAGGATTATTACGAACAAGTCTCAGAAGGGAACGACCAATGTCAACAGTACGAGAAAGGTTACTCACATCATAGAGCTGAAGGATAGAGTGCAGAATAGGATTCTGAGCTTCACCTTCACGACCAGTAGCTCGCTTCATTATCTTCTTCTGAACGTTAGGAGTAGACAAAGAACGACGAGTGTTGCTGTTGTACCAAGCTGGGTCAAGTTCTTGTACCACATTCTCCCAACTCTTGAAGGGCATGTAGTACTTGTACGCAGCTCTCCAGTTATCAATGACTTCCTTCGGGATAATCTTCTTTTCTTCAAGAAGACGAAGACGTTCATTGTTAATCTTCTGGAGTTGGTCCATTACCTTGTTCATAGACTCAGAGCTGTACTTGTTGATGATACTGCGGAAGTAGTCCTGACTTTCCTGAAGAGACTTACCGTTCTTACCCGGAACGAGGGGGAAGTCAAGACCCCTCTTAGCTCCGAAGTCGTTACGCTCATAAGCAGCAACAGCTTCAACATAATCAGATATACGAGCAAAGGTTACTCTGTAGTCTTCACCCGGAAGGGCTGTGTCACTGATGAGGTCAACGAGTGGGTCAACGAAGTTGGTCTTGTACTGCTGAAGTGCAAGAGCTTGCTGACTAGAAAGGTGCTGACTAAGCTTGTAGACGTTAGTGTCCCAAGTAACACGAGCCTTGTTACCAGCTTTCTTTCCCAAATCCTTAACAGCTTGAATCATTCGTTCAACAGGACGGAAGCTATCAATCAAACCTTCTCGAAGATATTCGATAGTGTTTTCTCTGTTAGCTACCGCCTCTTGAACTCTGTTAGAAAAAGGGAATCGCTGAGCCGCCTCAGCCTCAGCACGTTCAACACGGGTCATAGATTCAAGGTTGGGGTCAAGAGAACGAGCGAGACCAGTCTGAGGGATGGTTCTATAATGTGCTCCAATGTCAGCAGCACCCTGACCAGCAGATTCCATAGACAGTCGGTCCGCAGCTACAGTAAGAAGTGACTTGACATCATCAAGAGTCAGGTCAGTCAGTCCAAGTTTGCTGTCAAGTTTCTTAATGAAACTGTTCAGATAACCCTTTGCCAGATTGCGGGACTCAAGAAGATTGTTAATCTTGTGACGTTCGGAAAGCTTAGCAAAGACTTCTTCAGCCTGCTGTCTTTTATTGAGCTGGTCAAACTCAGGAATAGAAGCAGCAGCTCGCTTCCAAGTAGGAGTATTCTCGAACTTCCTCCTGAAATCGTGCAGGAAGTTACCGAGTTCCGCAGGGCTCATAATGGCACGAAGACCATAGTGAGCAAGACCTTCATGAACAAGAGTACGAGTAGCTATCTCTTTGACAGATTTCTTACGCTGCTTAGCTTCAGCAACAATGTTATCTGCAACAAGATAAATCTTCTGGTCACGAGTAATGTAACCAGTTCTGCCAGCAGCTTCGGGAACATCCACACTGTCAACAATAGTGACGTTGTGAGAAAGCAGAGGAAGCATCTCAAGGGACGGTGTAATACCCTGAGTAACTAGCTTTTTACTAGAGGTGTCAGCATTAGTACGAAGCTGTTCAATGTTCAGATTAAGGAGCTTATTGAGAGCCTGCTTTGCTTTAACAAGACCGTCATTGAGTTTCTTAGTCCAAGACTTTTTATCAACATGCTTACTAGTAGATTCTAGTCTAATAGCAGCTTGTCGAACATCTTCAACAGCCTGTTTATAGTCCTCATCAGCTATTGCTCTAGTCACATCAAGATTACTTCTGTCTTTAGGAGTAAGCTTAGCAGATTCCTTAGAAGACTTAGCTTTCGTAGGTCTAGTAGTGGCATCAGTCATCAGCCACGTACCTTCCACAATGTCAGGCGTGTAGTTGTAGAAAGCATCCACAGCTTCAGGGAACCTAGAAATCATAGGACTCTTGATGTCAGGATTACTTTCAACAAAGCCTTTGACTTCGGGAGTGGTTCCATAGAAGTTGTCAGGAGTTCTGTCAAAGTCCTGACCACCTTCAGGAAGCATAAGCTGTTCACGACCGGGACCTACAGGGATAGCCTCACCCTCTGCGTTAAGAGCAATGGTATCAACACCGGTGTCCGTAGTACCCATTGGGATAGCTTCAGACACAGCAGGAAGATTAGCTTGACCTTCGGGAAGTGCTAACTGGGGAACATTGTTAGCTCGAACAGAAGGTGTACCAGAAAGGAAGCTATCAACAGAAGTCTCAAAAGGAGTAGCACTGGGAATTACAGAAGCTTCCCTTTCGTAAAAGGTATCGGGAGTTCTATCAAATTCTGAAGTAGGACGCTTAGCCCTACGAGCAGCAGTACGAGCTTTCAGTTCTTCAGCACGTCTTTTCTTTTCAGCATCGTCAAGACTTTTACGCAGAGTGTCGTACAGAACTTTTTCGGAACGAGTAGGAGTATCAATGACACCACCGTCGTAGATGTCCTGCAAGTCTACATAAGCTTGGTCAACGGTGTACTGAGTAGTAGCAAGATTGTTAGTACCAGCTTCGATACGAGCCAGTGCACCATTCATCTTCTGAAGACGCTTAATAAGCTCATTACGTTCCTTCTTACCAGCAGCAATCTGGTCATCAAGTAACTTAGCAAGTGCAGTGCTGCGAGTAGCTTGAGAGCTTTTACTTCTACGTTCAGCAAGGCTAAGCTGAGTAGAAACTTTATTAAGACGTTCTCGCACAGCAGCAGCTTGTTTTTCAAACAGAGCTTTAGCTCCACCACGAATCTGGATAAGCTGAGAGGCACCGAAGGGGTCACGAGCCAGACCAGACTGGTCGGTAATAATGGTATCATCCAGTAACTTGTTTGCGAGTTTCTTTTCTTCTTTAGCAAGAGTCTGCTGAATGGAACTTACTCGTTCCTTAGCATTTTCCTGAAGTCTGACCTGAGCAGCCCTGTTAGCAACAAGCTGCTTATTAAGGTCAGCAATCAGTGCACGCTGCTGTTCAGGAGTAACATTACGAGGAGGTCTGCTAGACAGTTTAGCAAGTTGCTTTGTAAGAGATTCTGCTTCTGCATTCAGTCTGGTATTTTCTTCGCTAAGCTGACGCTGAATCTGTGTAGCAGCATCTCGCATAGAGGTACGCAATCTAGTAGCAGCTTCAGCAGTAGCCTCGGTAGGAGTCTTCATCTTCTGCTCGAAGTCACTGTAGAAGTTATCGAGCTTATCAAAGTTCTGTGCATAGTATTCTCCAACAGGACTAGACACAGAAGGAGCTCGATTGTAGAAAGAATCTACAGTGTTATCAAAAGGAGCAGGGTTAGAAGGACGATTAGCAAGATAGTCCTGAGCAGCCTTGCGTTCTTCAGCATATCGAGAAGCAGATATATCAGAAGTGTCTCTAGTAGACTGATTGGCAAGAAGAGCCTTGAGCTGAGCAGGAGCCTGCTGCTTAGCGCGGACCCTAGAGACAGCACCAATAGGAGCACCAAAGATACCACCAAGAACACCAGATTCAATCAGGCGCATAGTATCCCGAGGAGTAAACTCAAGCTCAGGACTCTGGAGCTGTTCATTGATAATATGGGTAAGTTCCTGAAGGGACTCAGTACCACCTTCAGCAAGAGCACCTTTACCCAGACCTTTAAGAAAAGCAGTCCTAGTTTCCTCAGAAGCAAGGGTCCTTAGAAGTTTTTCACTAGCAGTCTTAGAGACAGGCCGACCAAGAGCTTTAAGAACAAGACCACCGGCAGGGCCAGCAAGGTCAAAAGCACTAGCAACACCACCTGTAGCAAGGTCCATCCAAGGAGAGGTACCTTCGACACCATGACGTTCTACGTCAGTAAGGTAAGCCTGACCACCTTCAGCTCCAACTCCGTAGCCGTAGGCACCAGCAAGAGCACCACGCTGAAGAGCTTTCTTGGCAGCACCCTCGGCCAGTTCCTTTCCAGCAACCCTAGCAGCAAGAGCAGCACCGCCACGGGCAGCAAGACCACCAGTACCACCAGTAGCAATGGTACCTATCAGGTCAGGAGCAAGGTCGATAGCACTCTCTTTCAACCAAGTAGAGAAGTCACCTTTACCAGAAAGAACATCTTCGAGACTAGCAACAGTTCGAGGAGTTTGTGCAGCAATGTTGTTGAAATATTGAGAGGTTTCAAGACCCCAGTCTCGAACAGAATCAGCACCAATAAGGTCACCGAGTAGACCGACACCACCAGCAAGACCAGCAAGAGACTGGGGAACAGCACGATTCAAGAATTGGCCCCAGACTCCGGGAGCTTCAGCAGGGGTAGGAACACCTCCATATATAGGAGCCATACCTACACCGGGAGTAATACCAGCAGCAGCCTGTGCTTTAAGATAGTCAAGATACGGATTAGATTTAGCCTGAGCAGCTTGGGCAGCAAGTCTTTGCTGATAAAGTTTTTCCATCTCAGCACGAGCAATAGCACGGTCAACAGCCTGCTGTTCAAGCCAAGTCCCTATCATTGCTGAAGTGGGGTCATAGCTATTAGTCAAATATTCAGTAAAGGAACCAGCCATAATTAAGACATCCTTCTATCTTAATGATTAACACCGAGGGGCGTAGCAGGAGTAAGTAAACCAGAAGTACCCCACTTACTAGTATTGATAGGGGGTGTTATTTTATGTTTACCAGTAGGGTCAATCGGAGGTTTAGCCGCTTCAGCAGCAGCTCTAGCCCACTCTTGCTGAAGGCCAGCAGCAGAAACATCCAGTGCTAGATACGGGTCCATCTTAAGACCATAGACATTATCCTGAAATCTTTGCTTCAAACCAGACAGAGCTCTCCAGTACTGAGCCTGCTGTTCAGGAGTTGCCATACTGAGGTCATACTTACCATCCGCATTCGGAAGAATACCGGCCATCCTAGCAGCAGCATTACTCTGAAGCTGTTCAATACGAATAGCATCCATCGGGTCAAAACCATCAGAGCCATCACCAGCTCCACCTCGGCCACCGCCTCGACCACCACGGCCACCAAGACCGCCTCGGCCACCTCCGGCACCCATTCCGAGCATAAGGCGAAGCATCAGTTCTTCACTACTAGCAGCACCCTTATTCTGCGCCTGAGCAAGAGCAAGCTCGATATTCTGGCGAGCAATCTCTCGTTGCATCCAGTTCTGCTTAGCATGGCCAAGACCAAGACCATAGTTAAAGAGCAGAGCATTCTCAGCATCTTTACCAGTACGATTAGGAGTAGTACCAATAACAGTGCCATCCATTCGGACAGTCTCGATGTTCTTGCCGTCTTTAGTAAGCCTACGAACAGCGGTACCATCAAGAGGATTCATAGCGTTAAGCGCATCAAGGTAACCAGTGTCGCTGTTGTACAGACCCTTACGGTATCGGTCGAGAGTACGAAGGTCTTCGTTAGCACTCTTGCCAAGAGCAAGAGCAGTAGCAGCTTCGTCTTCCTGATAGGCTCGCATCATATTGCGAAGGTTAGTATCAAGATGCCATTCGCGAAGTTTATTTACAGCATCAACATTTGCAAGAGAACGAGAGCGCCAATTAGCTGCGGCATTCATGCCATCGAATACAGACGTGCCGGGGTAACCGACTTCATTCCAATCTACCATAATTTCGTACCACTTTAATTTTATTTATAAAAAGTGTTTTCGAAGTCATCCCAAGTAAACTTGGGTTCACCCCAACCGAGAGCACCACCAATACTTCCAATACCTCCAGCAATACCCTCAATAGCACTACCCATAGAGTTCCAGAAGTTATCACTGTTCTTCTGACCACTCAGGCCAAGAGCAGCATTCTGAGAGGCACTGCCAGTCAGAGAACCAATACTCATACCGGGAGTAATAGTGCCAGCATCGTACAACATAGAAGGATTAGTGTAGTAATTCTGGGCAGTAGCCTGACGCTGGAGGGAAGTATCTTCTGCCTGCCACGTAGCACTGGTTCGACCAGCAGCTTGAGCAAGAGCTTCATTCTGTCCCATAGTGGTACCATAGTTAGCCCAAGCTCCACTGTTAGGATTGATACCCATGCTAGACATATTTCGGAAGTCTTGGTTCCGCTGATTATTAAAAGCACTGGTAATGTCAGCACTAGTCTGAGACCGATACCGATTAGCAAGAACATCTTCGCCTTCGGTAAGTCTACGAATCAGAGACTTACGGTCTTCGTCAAGGATGGGGTTCGTATCTTCGGCAAGGTCAATCAGTTCGTCTCCACGATTAAGCTGATAGTCTCTCATGCTAATCTGGTGCGGACGAGCAGCTTTAATATCATCGTAGTAGTTGCCTGCGATAAATTCTTCAATAGGCCAGTAGTACTGATTGTACAAACTGTGATACTTATTAACAGCATCCAGCATCAAACCATATTGGTCGTAAGCAAGCTGCTTGGCTCGTTTCTGTACACCAGACTGGCCACCTTTTCCACCAAAGAGACCACCTGCACCAGAAAGAAGGCCACCAGCAATGGAGCCTACACCAGACATAATAGAACCGAACATAGTTTATTTACCTTCTTTTTCAAGCTGAGTGTTAATGGCAGTCTCGAAAGTCTTGAGATTTTGATGAAGCTGAGCAAAGTAATTGTACAGTTCAGCCGAAACATTTCGAGGAATATCAGGAAGTTTAATTGTAATCTTGTTAGCCATAATATTTACATACCTTATTCAAGTTCCCCAATGCTCGTAGCTAACTGCACACGGGAGATAGGAATAGTGCTAGTAATATCTACATAGAAAGAGTCACCACGAAAACCAGCAGGCAGACGAAATGGGAAATTGTTGTACACGTATACAGTCTTACGAATACGGTCATCAACATAGAAGTCTAGCTTGCACCAGTGCTTACCTAGATTAGAAAGCCAATAGCTGTTCGTACTAGTGTCTCCGTTAATAGAGAAGACATTTACCTGCGGAGTGTTAAAAGCATTTGAAGCTTTGCTATATTCAAAGTTATATAGTTTCAACTGGAAGCTATCATCATAGAAGTTCACCTTACCGGCAGCAAGAGTGAGCAATCCTTCTGTGTTAATAAACTTCTTACTACGCCATTTGTACACTCGTTTAACCGAGTTACTTTCACCAAAGGCAAAGATACGTGGTTGCATCAATACAGGGCTAATATACTGAATGAATACTTGTGAAGAAGAATCATCTTGCCAAACACAGGAAGCTTTCTGGGAAAGTCCAAGCACGCCAGTCTTGATTTCCTGAAAGTCAATCACTGCTCCATTGTACTCAACAATGTCACTGTCGAAGAACATCAGGTACTTACCCTGATAAGAGGCAGCTTTAATGGTCTCAGGATTGTAGTCAGCCCAAGCTCTGTCAGAGATAATCGGATATGTCATTCGAGTAGCACCATCTTGAGTCACTCGAATAAGACCGTACTTCGTAGCGTAGATAACACTGTCAGCCATACTGACAATGCTGTCTTTACTTACACAGGCATGTGCTTCCTGAATAGGACGAAGAATAGAAGCACTGGGGTCATTAACAACTACAAGGTACGTATTACTTTGCGTACAAATAACGAGAGTGTTACCGAAGCTACCTAAGCCTATGACGTTGTAGTCAAGGGGGATAGCATATTCGGAAGGGAAAGCATGTCCTTGGTACGGATAAGAAAGATAAACTGTGTTACCCTTGAACGCTGCAAAGACACCGTTACCTACGGAAATAAGACCTTCAAGATTATCAGGACAAGTCCAGTTGATATTAGAAGGAATTTCGCCAAGGTCTTCTTCTTTGAACTCATCCTTGAATGAATAGGTGTTATTCCCGGAATTGTGTTCTACACCGGGAGGCATAGCCCCACCTTTGCTGTTAAAGCTAGTGACGTATCGCCACTGGCCCTCACCAGAAGAAGTCGTACTAGCTCTGTAAATATAAATCCAGTCAGCGTGCTCATCAGTAGCAGCACTAGGTTTAATGTTCGAAAGTTTTGCCACGTGAGTTTCATCTACTTCGACATAAGTGACACCACTAGTAGTCTTAGCAGCATCAGAGCAAGGACCAAGGTCTATTTTACCAGAAGCCCAATGTCGAGCATAAGCTATAAGATAAGCTCTTGTTTCTTTGGCAGCACCAGTACCTTCTACCTGTTCAAGAGTAGGAGCTTCAGGTTTAGAAATACCAGCCTTATAAGAGTTGTCCTTCGTAATTGTAGTATCAGTTTTCTTAAGAAGATTACTGTCAAATGTGCGAAGGTCTCCAAGACCTGTGATGTACACCTGATTAGTAGCATCATCAATTACAGCACTACGAGCAAGGTCAACATCTTTGTCAAACACAAGCCACTGTTTAGTGCCATCAGTACGCAGGTATCTGTACATATCTGCATATAATTTATCTATATCATGTTCGATAGTATCCTGTCGAAATGCTTCCAAGCCACCACTGATGATGTTTCCATCAACAATAAGTTGAGCAGCCATGTTATCAATCAGATAAGGCTGAAAGCGAGGAAACATTCCTAGATAGTTTGACAAAGAATATTTCATAGGAAACCTTTATTTAATCTTCATAATATATGCAAGTGCATAGTACGGAGGCTCAATAACATCAGGAGCAGTAACTTTAGCATCATGCTTATGAGGCTTATCACCACCAACTTCGCTGGTACGACCAGTGCTACTAGTATTACCACGAGCTTCAGGCTGGTCGCCGTAAGTACCCATGCCGAATGTATGAGAGTGGCGAGGCATTTCATCAATGGTGAGCTGATGCTCAAGAACTTCTACTTCGAACACATAATCAGATTTACCGCCAGACGAAGCTACAGGATACTTACTACCAGCACACACAATGAACCTATCTTGAAGATTCGGAGTGTTGTTAGTACCATCACATTTATGCCAGTCTGTTCTAGCTTTACCTGTATTACTATCAATAGGGAAGCCACCACTGTCGAACACACCAGAGAAAGCGGTAATTACACCGGGGAAGACTTTAAGATAATCGCAGTTAGCAGGTGTGAGACAAGCATCCGTAATAACACCATCTTCGACTTCAGCTTCTGTAGCCACACGAATACGGCCAGCTTCAGTAGGGGAAGCACTAACGTCATTGAGGATTGCCTGAATACTTTCAGCAGTCAAACGATTTTCAACTACAGCATTCTGAGGAAAAGCAAGAGCTTTAGTCTCCTCCTGTGCACGAACAACAGTAAACTCATCACCAGCTACTTTGGTAACCTTCATAATTTCCCAAGTACCATCACCGGGGTTTACAACAGTAATCTTGAAGTAATCGGTAGGTAAACTAAGTACCGGGAAAAGTTGACCAGCATCCGTAGCTACAATAAGAGTAGTAGTATCCTCTTCGATGGCATTAGCAAGAACCGTGCTTGCATTATTAGCGAATTTAATTTCCATATCAATATACCTTATTTAGCAAGGGGATTCTTAGGCCAAGGAATGTTTTCTATAGGAGTACCAGTCCATGGAAAAGAAGGGTCTTTCGTAATATCTCGAAGAGCCTGTCGATAAACTTCCATGTTCTTCTTATCTTCATCAGACAAAGGATAATCCTGCATCAGCATAAAGTCTGTCTGAGAAATAAGGTAATCCCTCTTTTCACGAATCTGCTGAGCACAGAAGATAGAGTCATTCTGCTGAGCGACTTCTTGTTTTCGAGCATCTTCTTCTGCTTCTTTAAACAGAAGAATATAGGGCATTACAAAAACATTAAAGTCTTTATCAGTAAGTTCCCTATAAGAAGTCTCGAACTCTACGTGTTTATCTGTAGCAGACCAATGCAGAGCTCGAATAGTACCTTCAGCAGACGAAGTACTCGTAAACTTTGTAGAATTAAGACGTTTACCGTTGTAGATAATCAGACTATCTGCGGGAATAAAAACTAGAGTGTCATTCATATCAGCCATAATAAAACCTACTTAACCTTAATGATATACGCCAGCGTATAATAGGCAGGACGATTATCTACAGCAGAAGAAAGCGGATGCGTGTGAGAAGTACTACCACCTGTAGCATCAGTTGTTTGCTTAGAACTACAATTACCGGTAGCCTCAGCATATCCACCATAGGTACCTTTGCAAAAAGTATGCGTATGACTAGGCATCTGGGCAATAGTAAGAGTACAAGGACCTGTAGTACCAGTCATCTCATTACTACCACCAGTAGCACCTATATCAGTAGTTACATTGCAACCCATAATGAATCTGTTGCGAAGGTCAGGTGTACCTTCCCCGCCATCACAAATACGCCAACTCTTATCTCCGATACTATCACCCGTTGGTATAGGATGTACCCCATCAAATTTACCAGAGAAAGCTACAATCCCACCTTTAATAAAAGAGGCGTCTTCCTTAATTTCATTAAGGACAGGAAGTAACGCTTCTGGAGTACATGCAGCAGGAGCCACAGGCTGAGTAATACCATTTCGAATTTCATCAGTAGAGGCAATTCGAAAGATACCGTGTTCTGTCTCAGTACCAATGGATTGCTGAAACACCTGCGTAATGCTGCCTGCCGTAAGCCTGTTTTCAATAGTAGTCCCCTGCTTAAAGAACTTAGCAGTAGTTCCTTCCTGCGCTCGCTCAACAGTGAAAGTAGTATCAGACTTTGCAGTACACTTCACAATTTCAAAATTACCATTATCATCAATGAGGGTAAGCATGAAATAGGAATCACTGTGAGGAAGCTCAGGAAAGTAAGAGGTTTCTCCCGAAGCTACAGTGATAGTATTGCCAGAGGTCTGAAGGTCTGTCGCAATACGAGTACTAGCATTGTTAGCAAATTCAATTCTACTAAGCATAACAATTAAACTCCAACAAACAAAGCAGGGGTCATCTGCACAGTATTAAGAGTGTACACTACTAGTTCTTCTTCAGTAGTGCCTCCCTCTTTAGGAACCTTTACTTTGATTTTAATCTCTTCAGAATCTTTAACACCGGCTTCTCGACCCGGAATTACAAAGTAAGGTTTACTAGTAGAGTTATCATAAAAATTAGGAGCAGTGATAGTAGTGGTAGTTTCGACAAGTTTCCACTGACTTTTCGTATAGGTAGGCAAAGACATTAAAGCTTCACCAGCCTTAGAAGTCTTTTCGTAAGCACTGCCATCACAATGAATCCATCCAGCAGGGAGACCAGCAGGATGTTCAAGACGAAAAGCAAAGAACGGAACAAAAGCTGCGGCACCAAGGTAAGCATCAAAGAAACTCTTAGTAATACGCATTTCAACTTTGGTAGAAATGGGGAAACTTTTAGCTTTCGTGCCGTCTTGTGCTCTAGTAATGTTCATTAATCCAGTATCAGGATTACAACGAGTAACTTTAACAATCTCAGTATCGTTATTATTAGGATTTACTAAAGTAACAAAAAAGAAATTCGGAGAGGCAGATGTAATCTCAGGCCAATTACCATTAATGTCTGAGATAGTCATACTAGTGGAAGAAGCTGTAATAGCTTTCGCCAGAGTAGATACACAATTATTTTCGTAGAGAACCCTAGCCATAAATAAAGTACCTTCTTAAAGTTTAGTAGCGTTAATACTACATGGTAAACAGAGCGTTCTTAAGCTTAAGCATTTCATCACGCTCTTCAGTATTCGCAGCTTTGTACAGTTCGTGCAGCAAATCATCCAAAGCCATCAGAGCGTGCATGAACTCCTGCTTAGAAGCAGTAGCATATTTCTCACCCTTGGTTTCGAGCTGACGGTATTCTTTCCAACCGCCAATTTCATCGCCCAGACGATGCCAAGCTTCCATAACAGGACATTCTTTCTTTTCCTCCATGTGCACAGGAAGAACGGTACCAGCTTCAGTGTCAATAACAAACTTATTCATATTACTTCTCACAGTGTATATACAGAAAAGGAGCCTAAGCATCCAAGACTTAGGCTCCTAATCAGTCAACTAATACTACGCAGCGGCAGCAGTCTTAGTCGGGGTGTAGTGATTGATAGCGAAAGTCTGGAGGCGAGCCACAGCGGCATCAGCAATAGCGTTACCCTGAATGGTATTCTTCAGTTCGCAATTTTCACGACGCAGACGTTCGATTTCAAGGTCAGTGAACTTGCTGTTAATCAGGCAAGACTGACGCTCAAAGCCCAGAGCGATAGCGGCAGCGTTATCCTTAAGCTGACCGGACAGGCGGCATTCCATAGCCTGAAGGTTATTGGTGGTACGTTCCTGCATCAGACGAACTTCGGCAGCAACACCATCAATCTTACAGGCAATGGCATCCAAATTACGACCCATCGTGCAGCAGCATTCACGCACGGCGTCACCCACGTTGCGGGTAGCGTCATAGGTACGATCGCCCTGATTGCGCACGGCAGCCATAACTTCAGCAATCGAACTGCACAGCTTCGTGTCAAGAGCAAAGAAACCATTGGTAGAAGCAGTCTGGGCAGCGGTAATACGGTCGTGCAGACCGATAATGCTCTGACAGTTGTTGCCAGCCATTTCGGTAAAGGCGGCCTGATTGCGAGCGCCGAGGTTATTCCAGCCACCACCAGCGAACAGGAACAGCAGCAGGAACACAAACATGAACATACCTTCACCACCGAAGGTACGGTCATAACCACGCTCACGGCACAGAGCCATCAGACCGGGCAGGTCCATATTCTTATTGCCCTGCATCAGAGCAAGCAGACCAGCAATGTCATTCGTATTCGAGTCCTTATTATCATCGTCCGAAGCTTCAGTGTGAATCACCAGCTTCGTCGGTTTAACATGATAACCACCTTCACCAGAAGAAGTCACGTTAGTCGTGGTCTCCTCGTGAGTGGTCTTTTCCATATCGTAACCCATTGGTTACTCCTTCTTGTTAATACAAGTTGAAGCACATAGGCATAGCTCTGGACTTTTTGAGGTTCAGAGCTATACTTATATAGCGTACCAAACTTTAAGAAGATACTTATATAAGTACTAGGATAGTGGTTACACCACCCCAACGTATAGATGGGTACGATAATAGATTTGTCAAGAGATTCGAGTAGATATATTTAATAATCTCGTAGTTCAATGGGGCATTGTCTACGAAGTACTTCTGACTCATAACTTGTTTTACAATGTTCTTTGTCAAAGAATAATAAAGCATCAACAAGTTTTCGTGGCCAGTCTATTCCCTTTAGACTCCATCGCCAGCACCTAGAAGATAAAGTCTCATCAGCCCAGCCAAAAAGAAGAGTATTTAATAACTGGTCAATAGCGATAAGTATTTGTTTAATGTGATGCATCATCAGTCAAAGTTACAGGCGCTGGAGTAAAATCAGTTACGAACTTAATATCAATAGCATTTAGTTCATCGACAGTACTAGCTGCCTCAATAGTAGCTCTAAATTGCCACTTAGTAGCATAAAGAGACTGAGCATACTGAATCAGTTCAAGCTGCATAGTCTTAAGATTATCAAGGGTAACTTCATGAAAATCATTGTTAGCATCACAAAACTGAGTCGTATCAATACCGGGCATTTCCATCTGAGAGATAAGGCCGGAGACATCTCGATTAGCCCGCGCATTAGCGTCTATGGGGAAACCCACAGAAGACTGAATAATACCCGTAGATTCAGCAACTTGCCAGCTTTCGTTAAGTTCTAAAAGCTTACGTTCTCGAACCTTAGGTAAACTATTGTATTCAATAGCAGCTTCTTCAGCAATCTTGTCCAAACGAGTTTTTTCAGACTGCCATAAAGCTACATAAGGAGCTACTTCCGTAGTATAATTCTGCTCATTAAGTACAGTATTTGCTTTATCTACCCACTCTTGATGACCCGTATCTCCAAACCACTGGATGGCGTGTAGATTAGCAGGAGCTGAAAAATCAAAGCGAAGGTCAACACCGTCTACAATAATAAGTTTATCAGAGGGTACAACAGTTACTTGAGACATATATAAAACCTCATTATCTTAAGCAACACGCATAATAAATGCCAACGCATAGTAAGGAGGAAGATTATCAGCAGAAGCTGCGGTACCATCTAAACCATGCGTATGCGGTTGAGAACTACCCGTAGCATGTGTAGACTGATTACTACTTTCATTACCTTTTGCTTCAGCAGAATTACCATATGTACCCTTGCCAAAGGTATGCGCATGACTTGCGAGCTGCGCTACAGTCAAAGTCGTAGGACTAACAGAACCTGATAAGGTATGACTATGTGTCGCCGCACCACCAGTATCCCCAAGTGTATATGTACTAGAAACACCAATAATCATGCGACCCCTAAGGTCTGGTACTTCTTTGCTATTTGTAGTAACACCGTCGCATATACACCAATTTGTATCGGCTGTAGTACCACCCAGCGGAATAGGATACCGATTATCAGTACCACCAAATGTTCCGGAAAAAGCAATAATACCACCAATAGGTACATTAGCCATTACATTAAGATTGTCGGCAATAGTCTTTACAGCTTTCGAAGTAGCAGCAGTTGCTTCACTCGCACTATTGATAGCACTACTGAGTTGTACAATACCTTTCGCAGAAGTTGTAGCATTTACAACAGTCGTAGCAATGCTGACATCAGCACTACCATCAAAATCTACGGTACCAGTTACTGGGCCAGTAAGAGAAATACTTCGAGGGGTGGCAAGCTTATCTGCGGAAGCAGACTTAGTAGCAGCAGCTACAGCTTTATCATAAGCAATCTTTACAGCTTTAGGTGTAGCAGCAAGAACTTCACTTTCACTATTAGTGGCGCTGCTAAGCTGCACAATACCTTTAGTAGTCAGTGAAGCATCCGGAGGAGTGTGAGCCGCAATCTCGCCCTCAAGTCTAGCCACTTCAGAAGTAAGTTTCTCGTTAGTAGCTGTATCCGCAGCTTGAAGAGTGCTAACTTCAGAAGTAAGCCTAGTGTCAACAGAAACAGCTTTATCATAAGCAGTCTTTACTGCCTTAGGCGTAGCTGCTAGGTTTTCACTCACACTATCAACAGCACTGCTAAGAATCACAGTACCACGAACAGAGGTAGTAGCAGCCGGAGGAATGTTATCAGTAATCTTCTGGTCAAGACGAGCAATCTCAGAAGTACGTGTATTTACTTCGGAAGAGAGGTCAGCTTTAGAAGGGACATCAAGATTAGTACGAGCATCTACAGCAGTAGTCGCTCCAGTACCACCTTGACTGATTTCTACCTTAGTGGGAAATCCGGCGCCAAAGCTATCAAGGGTGCCAGCAGTAAGTCTATTTTCAACTATAGACCCAGCTTGCAAATCAGTAGCAGTAGTACTTTCCAGACCACGTTCAACAGTAAGTACAGTTTCGTTCCCGTTAATCTGAACGTTAGTACACTTCATTATTTCCCATGAAGCTGTAGAAATATCGTCGATGACAACGAGAAAGTAATCCCCAGCAGCAGAAATGTTAGGCCAAGTAAGACCTTGAGTGAGAGAGCGAACTTCAATAGTGGAGTCGTTCTCAGCTACTGGCTTAGTAAGCTGAGTGCTCACATTATTAGCAAATCTAATCTGTGCCATAGATATTGTTACTCACTTTTAATAATTAGATATATGGGTCTTCTTCAATAACAATTCTGCCAATGTTCTTTCGTTCATTGTCAACGAGCAAGGAAAGAAGACGAATAATAAATTTACCTTCTCTTTGAATCCAATAATCAACCTCGGGCATATTACTTTCACAGTTAATAATACTAGCAATAACTTCTCGAAGATTTATAAACCATGCGGGAATATCACTAGTACTATCTATATTAGAATACAAAGTACGCTGACGATAAGTACCTTTATCTATGAAATTAGATATGCTACTAAGATATAATTTTAGATAAGCAATTATCTGTGCGAAGTTAAAGTTGTAAGTAGACTCAGTGGCAATGTCACAAAGAAACCGAACAACTTTGTGAATATCATGAGGATTAAAACTAGATTCACCTTCGTAACGAATCTTGGGTTGATAAGTAACTACAAGGTCGCAGTCATACGAAGCTTCTGTGTCGATAACTACTTCAAATTTCTTAAATAAGTCAAGGTAAACAATTGGAAGCTCATTGATAGCCTTGCCAGCAACAGGCTGGATTCGAGAAGGATTAAACTTTGTGGGGGTACCACTCTTAGGAGTGGACCCATCAATCGTATAAGAAGCGTCAAAAAAAGTGGTACCCACCATAATAAATATCCTTACAGATTAGGACAGAGTAGCAACAAGAGCACCAGCAGGAACCTTCACACTGTCACCATTATAAATGGTACGAGGATTCAGCAGCGGACCCCATGCCAGAACATTACCCTCAGTCTTAGCATCAAGAATAGCAGTGTGCGTAATCGTACCCCAGTCAGCCTGAGCAATGGGGAACTCCATATCCTGAGCATTAGACACAGCACCAGCGGAAGCACCATTAAAGCCACCAAGAGTATTGATGTCAATGCGAGCATAAGAGGAGGCACTGTCCTTCACTTCATCGGCACTGGCAATCTGGTTAGTCTCCAAACCAGTGGCACTCTTGAACAGACCCAGATACAAACCGGGGATAGCAAAGGAACCAGCATTAAAAATCAAATCAAGAACTTTCTTTTCAGTGTAATCACTAAAGCCAGCCATAACTAATAATACCTCTTTTCGTTATAAAATCCAACAGGGAGCATTGTTTTAGATTCTTGCAGCCAAGATTTAGCAGACTTGCTACGTGCCCTAGAGATACCCTCTCGAAAGGCTTTAGTGTAATGGCTAACAAGTTCAGGAAGAGCCCAGACCTTATCCTTCATAGCATGTAGTCTAGCAAGAGCACCAGCAGCAATTGTTTCAGCCCAGTCATTAAAAATAAACGTAGGGCATTGTTTAGATTCACGGGAAGGTTTAAGAGCTACATCAGCAGTAAGAGCATCCTTATATGTCTTAGTAGGAGTACCAACAAGACGAATGGTATTATCAGTTACCATAAAATAGTACTTCGGAAACTCTTCTTTCAGGTCTTTCCAATTAGGGACAAAGGACTCTAAAGTTTGCAAATCAGTAGGTTGTACTTCCTTTCCGTTAATAGAAACACGGTAAGGCATAACTACCTTCGCACTAGGCGGGGGAGCAAAGATATACAAGTCGTAATCTTCAATCAGGTCATTCGTAATACTATCCTGTTTCCACAGCAAAGTCTTTTCACAGAACTCAATACAAGCACTACGAATAGCACTGTTTACCATAGAGACAGGGCAGCCCTGCACGCTAGGCAGTACGTATTCATGAAATTTATCCCAAGTAACCATAGTTGTATCTGCACCTATCGTTCGAGATTTAAAATTACTAGTCGATTCATAACGAACTCGGTCATACCAACCAAGTACAAAATCTACAAGTTCTCTATTTAGCATGTAGCCAGAAAGACTAGAATATTTAATCCCGTCAAGTATAGTAATTGGTTTAGCAAAGCAGATTGGTTTTTGATTGATGCAAAAGAAATCTACAGCATCTTTATTACGCACCGGATAGTAGAGGTTCTGCCTATATCTACGTGGAACTATAAGGTTTTCTCCACCATTCCAAACAGTTTCACCAATAACTGCTTTACCAATTGCTGCATTAATATAACTCATAGTTATGCCCCCTTAGGAGCAATGTTAGCTCCATGAAGGTTTAACCCTTGAGTAGTCTTTTCGATAATGTGAGGATAGGTTTCAAGAGCAGACTTACCGTCAACCCCAAGCAACTGATAGAAATTATTAAGATACCTGTCAGCAATGGTACGGTCAAACTGAGAAGTACTATCGGTACTGTACAGAAGATACAGCAGATAATTGATAATAGCATTCCGAAACTCATCAGAAATCTCCAATTCCATTTCCAGAATGTCTTCATAGTCTTCTAGCATAAGACTATACTGAGGATGCTTGTAAGAATAGCCTATCTCAATATAAATAGAAACAGACTCAGCTACTGGGGGATTAACCCAAAACTGCTTAGGAGACCGAACATCAAAAGCAAACTCGTCAATCTGAGTGTGTTCTTCAATGTTGTCGTACCAGTTGCTAAAGTAGTCCAAGTCTTTACGAGCTACCTGAAACACAGGTTTACCATCTGTGTACTCATCAGTATCAGCAATCTTAAACTTGTTAGAATAAATATCTATCAAAGAGAAAGCTTCCTCCGGGAGACGCTGACGCGGACCCGGAGAAAGCTTCATTACATCTCGCTTCTCGTGAGCGTCAGGACGAGTGAGGATGAGCTGAAGGATAGCATCATCTAACAGTTGCAAGTATTGCTGCTGCTTGATTCGCAAGTAATTCTCATCGTGGTACAGAAGAAGAACTCTTTCAATAATATCTTTAACTCTCACGAGAATATATCCTTTTAGGCAGCAACAGTATCAGACTCGTTGCTTTCGACAGCAGGACCCAGAATAGTGTACGGATAAGTAGCAATGTACTTAGGACCGGAACCTTTCTGACCGGGAGTCTGAACCTGCTCAAACACAATAGTACGAGCACGGTCGATACACTCAGTCAGGAAGTATTTGGGAACCACTACCTCTTTTTCGTAAGGAGCCTGAAAGTTTTTATCATTGATAGAAGCAAAGACGTAAGGACCAGCACTGGGATTACCACTGCGATGGAAAATAACACGCACCTTTTCGGAGGTGTCATTCTTAGCAGCAAGGTCATCAAGTTCCAACAGGCGAGCAATGCACTCAGCACGAAGAATGTGACCATCCTGCGACAGAGGGGCAACCTGCCCACGCTCACGCATTTCAGCAGCGAGGTCTGCGTCAGAAAACTTCTTGTAGTCAATCTTTTTAACAGCCATAGTAGATGTACCTTTCTTTCTAAATTAGAATTTCTTTAGTGGGAGGGAGCTCCCTTAAGTGGAAGCTCCCTTGTAAGAAGAATCTCTATGAAGACTACTTCTTGGTGACGGCCACTTCAGCGCGAACCATCCAAGCCTGATTCAGAATCAGGGCAGTCTGCATAGCCTTCCAGCCCACATGGCCACGCTGACCCAGCGGGTCGGAAGCGGAGGGAGCAGGGTTCACGATGATGGGGGTCACAGCCGAGGTACCCTTGAAGGGAATCAGACCGTAGGCATCCTTAGCGATAAACAGCACGGGATACACGTCAGCAGAAGTACCAGTGGTAGACAGAACTTCCTTACCGTCGGCACCTTCCTTAGCACCACCGGCGTCCTTCCAAGGTTCCATCAGAGTGGTGAACAGATAACGCACGCACTCGACAGCACCGATTTCGTTTTCCATAGCAGGCACGGAACCGTAGTCCTTCACATCCTGAAAATGGGTCATGTCACGAATGTCGGATTCGCAGTCGGGATGACACACAGCCACAAAGCCGGGAGCCACGTTTTCGGTGTTGAAAGAAGGAGTGGAACGAATGATGCTGTTGATGTAACGAGCCTTCTGGTTCTTCAGCTTACGTACGATGCGACGCTGGAGGTCCAGAGTAATGGGAGTGTTCACAGCGTTACGCTGAGTGCCATTAGCGTATTCCACGTTAGAACCGCCCAGCAGCACACCCATACGCATACGTTCAATCATTTCAGCAGCCTGCTCGCCCACAACAGCGGCAGCATTTTCCAGCACACGAGAGTCGTTGGTGTCCAGCAGCACGTCGGTCAGCGTCACCAGAGAACCATACTGGTCCAGAGTAGCACTGATGTCGGTGGTGGTCAGGGCCTGAGAATCAGGCGTGACACCTTCCGTCAGCTTCGTAGGAGTAGCATCCAGAGCTTCGTAGCGACGGAACTTAGCGACCTTCGTGCTCTTCTCCGGCAGGGGGTAAGCCTGACCAAACTTCTCGAACACCAGATAGGGCAGCGCACGAGTGAGGAACTGGAAAATCGCATGAGCATTAAGCATAGTAGACAGGTTGCCATCAGTGGACTGACCATTGTCAACCACGGCACCCTTAGAGGTATTAACAGTACCAGCCATTGTAATTGTTTCCTTTTTGTAAATGATGTAAAATTTTTAGTGCTTTAGACAACTAATGACGTTCACGAAGATTCTTCTCGTATTCACGTGCCAGAGCTTCAAACGCTTCTTCTTCAGACTTGTACAAAGGTACTTCAGTCTGACGAACAATCGAAGGCTCCTGCGAGTTAGACGGAGTGTTCATCATGGCAAACACCTTACGAGCAATCTCGTCTTCGCGCACCTGCACGTTATTAGAATTGGAACGACCACTAGTAGTGGGAGTAAAAGAAGAAGAACTCACGGAGGAGCTAGAGTTACCCTGAGCCATCTTGTACTGGCTAATGAGGCTAATAACTTCATCAGCGTTACCATACTGCATGATAGTGTGAGCACCAGCACGCATCAGAGGGTCAAGGGTTTCTACCCAGTTACGCAACTGCTTGCTCTGCACGAGCTGAGCAGCGTCCGGGTGAGCAGCAAGAATCTTATTAGTAAACTGCTGAGCAGCCGACTGCTGAATGTGCTGCTGAATCGGAGTGACTCGTTCGTTCAGAACGTTTTCGAACTTCTGAGCAGTACGCTTAGAACGCTCTTCAATCATCTGATTCACCGCTTCCGCGATGTCAGGATAGATTTCAAAGAACTCTTTAACAGACTCGCTCTGAGATTCGGAGTGCGTATTGTCAGGAGTTTCATGCTTAGTAGTATCAGACTCAGTAGAGTTAGTACTACGAGCTTTCAGTTCCTGATACTGTGCGGCAATCTGAGAAGCTCGACTAGCCCAAAGGTTAATCTCGTTCTCCTTTTCCCGCAACTGAGCTTGAAGCTGCTCAACGCTTACACTGTTGTCAGAATTAAACACATTCGTGTCAGTGGTCTGCTGGCCAACAGGCTGACCGTTGTTGTTAATATTCTGATTAGCGCCAAGCTGGCTGTCATTATCGTTTGTTACTTCACCATTACCACCGGTATTCTGCGTGTTATCAGAGGCAGAATCATTAGTCTTATCATTACTAAAGGTATCTTCTTTGGAGGTATTGGAATCCATCGGAAGGGTATACGAACCAGTTTCCGCGTACTGCTTCTCAATATCCTTGAAGGCTTTATCCAACTGTTCATCCGGCGATGAGTTCATAACATTAGAAATAGTATTCGTCAATTCAGACATATGTTTCTTTTCCTTAGGGGACACTAGGCCAAGTCCTAAGCTGTTCTTTTCGAATGTACGGGAAATATGTTAATCTTGTTCGTCGAGGTCAATGTGCTCTCCGTCGAAAACAAACATGCCCGCTTTCGGTTCCAGAACGTCAAGTAGCTTTTGAATGACTCGGAGTTCTCCAATTATAATGTTTCTATCTTCTATAGTGTAATCTTGATTAGCCTGCTCAATCAACTTGTAGAAGTAAACCTTCCTGTAGTATCGAAGGTACTTACACAGATTCTTCTGAAGGTTACTATCTACAGTAGCCTTGAGCGACTTTTCTATTTGTTTAGCTTTAGCAGCATTCATATTAGTATGCCCAAAGTTTCGGAGTGTTATTCACTACACTGTATAACTGATTAGTCCAAGTACGAGCAGCCTCAGGATTATTGAGACCTACTGCATTAGGGTCTAAACCAATCTCTCGCATAAAGTATTCCATCCAAGCAGTCTTATGGTCTGGAGCTTTAAGCATAGTACCATCCTCCAAAGAAGATGGCCAGTGATAAGTACCATCGTATTCATACATAACAGGACTAATACCTGCCATGTATGCACGACGATAGTCATAGTCAGACCCGGGACCTGTAAGTTCCTCAAAGAGATTTACTCCTTTAGGAACTTTGGCCTCGATGTCCTTATACCACTGCAATCCTTGTAACCATGACTTGAACTGTTCTTCATCTTCAGAAGAAAGAGTCATAGGTACAAAAGGTTCGGAAATGTGAGAAGTATAAGTGTCATACCAATCAGCCATGACTTACCTACCCTGAGGCATCATAGCCATCTGCTGAGCTTGCTGCTGAGCCTGAGCTTGCATCTGCAAGGTAGCCTGCTGCTGTTGCTGAAGCTGACGCATAGAGTTAATAAGGGACTCAGGAGAGACACCTTCTTCACGGGCAGCTTCAATGATGTTATACATGAAGTCTTGCTGTGCCTGCTGTTGAGCCTGCTGCTGTTGCTGCTGAGCCTGAATCTCTTTGTCAGACATAACAAACGTCTCACTCTTGAGGTCAAAGGCATCAGCAATATTTCGAATAATCTCAGGACGCTTAATAATGTTAGCATCTATAGGATTGTTCGTGATGTTAAGGAACTGAATCAGATACTGAGTGTACATTTCCTTAGCAATCAGAGAAGCACTGCCACGGGCAACCACAGCATAGTCACCTTTAATATCTTCATCCGCATTGAACTGCATGTTCCAGTGATACATAGCTGTAATAAACGGAGTAGTGATGCCATCATCAAAGTTCTTCACTTGGTCTTTAATAGCCATGTTAGCACTGCCCATCAGCATAGAAAGACCACTAGAAGTTCTACCAACTCCGTTAGAAGTATCACCCCACATGTACCGAGGAATAGTGGTGATTTCATCACTATAACTCGCGAACATGTTCAGCATACGTTCAAATTCGGTAGTAAACGAAGGATACTGGAGCTGACGAATACAAGGGTTAGCAGCGTCAGCACCCTGTCCAGTACGCAGCCAAACCTTGAAAGGATAGATTTCCCGAGGGTCTTCATCTTCAGACAGAAGGTCTTCGTTCACTTCAATCTGAGGACCAGCACTGATAGCAGCGTTGTCCAGCATAGCACGGAAAGCACTGTTAGTCAGTTCCTGCATGTCCTTCATAATAGAAGGAATACCCTCACCAAAGATAGAAGTCTCATCCTTATCATAGTAGTAAACGTAGTAAGGCCAACGAATACCATCGAGAGGATGAAGGATGGCCTTGATAACTTTGTCACCAAGAACCCAAACATTAGCCGGGATGTCAACCATACCCTTCTTGTTTTCAGGAATTACAACTCCCCAAGACTCAAGAAGCTTGGCATCAACGTAACCCCAGAACTCAAGAAGTTCGTACTTACGACTCTTAGCTTCAAAACCGTCGCTGTCTGCAATGACATCGCCCATAGTCTGAAGCTGAATCTCGTAATCTTTCTTGTCGTAGCAACCTTCAGGATGATTGACTACGTACTTACGAATGACATCACCGGAGAAGTCGCTACGTTTAGCAAGAGCAAGCAAGTCATGCTTGTTCATCTTACGACGCTGCACAATGTAGCGACAGTCATGGAAGTTCGTAGCTTCCATGTCAGGATAGATGTCCCAAATGCTGACGTATTCAGCAAAAGGAATCACCTTATTGTAGTCTTTAAGCAGCCAACGTTCACCATTATTTTCGTCAATGTGCTTATAGTATTGCTTATTTTCAGTAATAGCAACAAGAGGACCCTTAAGGATACCAGTACCGTACACGTTACCACTGTGAATTACGTTCTTCATGATGTCACGGTAGCGAAGTTCGATAAGCTGGTCAGAAATAACCTTAGACATCTTCTTAGCTTGCTTAGAAGCTTCCTGCTGAATCAGCATATCAAGCTTTTCAGGAGTAATCTGCTCGTTAGCTTCCTGCTGATAGAGCTGAATGATAGCTTGTTTACGCTTGTCACTCATCTCCGGCAGGGGAGTAGGGGTAATTTCCCAGTTCTTATCCCCATTAGCAGGGAACAGCAGGTCAGCAAGCCGAGAGTCAACGGTTTTAACCTTAGTACGGGTCACACGAACGAAAGCTTTCGAACGATTAGGACTGATATTCTGGTAAACACTAGCATCATAGATGCCTTTATAGCGTTTCAGGTCATCAATCCAGTGCAGTTCGATAAGTTTACGAGCTGCTTCGGAAGATTCATAGCAGTCTTTCACGAATTTCGCGAGACTGTCCACGTACTTCACGTAATTTTTACTATTTTCTTTAGTGGAACTGTCCACAGTCAGAGGTTTCGCCAGTTTTTCCAGCTCATCCCGTTCCTGTTGGGCCTGTTCCAGTGCTTTCACGGCTTGTTCCAGCTCTTTTTCCGCTTCATCAGCGGCATCTTTAGCTGTAACTGGACCGTTATCTACAGGAAAAGCAAAGAAATTATCAGGCATGAGAGTTAATAACCTCCGATTGCACTAGCTACACGGTAAGTTTTACGAGTAGAATTGAAATTTTTCTTAGGTTTAACGTGTGCGTACTCTAAACAAGCATACTGAAGGGCATCGTGTACATGCGAAAACTCATTCTTCATGGGTTTTTCCTTGTACACCCTACCGTCAACGCTCTTTTTTTCTTCGTACTTGTACCCTGAGATGAAACCTTTACGCAAAATCTTACAGTTCGGACTCAACTTGAACTTATTTTTCAACCTAAGGAAGTGAATTACAGACTCACGACGGTCAGTTGCGTTGTTAGTTCGAGCTAAAGTGATGGGAAGACCAGCTTCTTTCAGGATTTCGTAGCCTGCTTTAGCATCATTCATGCTTCGCTGAGCAGCAGCAGGGTCAATTACACACGAGAAATTGTTACGAATCCATGGATACTTGGAATAGATACGTGGCCAAAGTAGTTCTTCAGCAAATTCTTTGAGAGAACAGTCAACAGTTGTAATCTCATCGAATACAACTAGTGTACCATCTGCGTCCATAAAGGTAAGAGCAGCAGCAGGAGAGAGACCTTGGTCAATACCTATGATGACATGACTACCCATCGGAGGAACAATTGCATCTTCAGAGTAGTGCACTTGGTCATCGTAGTCCTTGTACACAGGCTTACCACTCTTTCGTTCACCATACTGATTGAGAATGTCAGTAAGAACTGATTCTCGTGAAGACACAGCTACAATGTTCGGATAGTAGTTAGCGTCAAGGTTCTCAATGTTCTCTGCATCAGGGTTAAGTCTGAACTGCCCCGGGGCATATTCAATCATAGCAGGAGGTTGTTTATAGAAAGAACAACCTTCTGGTTTTGTTTCTTCTGCCCAACGGTAGAGCCAATGGTCAGTGGATACAGCGTTGTAGTCAAGAAGAATACAAGGATGTACCGCACCACCACTTCTCATAGAAGGATAACGATTGGTACGTTGCATCAGGATAGTCATGATGTACTCAGGAACTTCGTGAGCTTCATTTACCCAAGCTCCAGTAAATTCCCAAGAACGAAGACGTTCTGCTGCTTGTTCATCTTCGATAGCGATGAACATGATTTCCATGTCTATCGAAGTTCCATCATCAAGGTCATACTTAATTCGACCAGTGATGGGAGTCGTGTACACAAGACGAATCTTATCTTTAAACCACTCAATCCAAGTTTTAATGGTAGAACTTCTAAGCTGAGGATATGTAGCTCGGATTACAGCGTACCGAGAGTGTCGCACACCGTTCTTGTCAGGACGTTGCTGCATGGCGTTAAAGAATAACTGGAACACCATGCCAGAACTTTTACCTGAACCCACAGGACCCATAACACCGATGACCCGGGAGGTGTCCTGATGTACCTTCATGAATGTAGGAGATACTTTATAGTCGATTTCCAAAGTACTTCTCCTATTACCTAAAGGTGTCTACAGTCCTACCAGTTTCGTTACAAAGATAAGCAGTACCTGTGAATGCAAGGTGCAAAGTCTCACCGTCATTTCGAGTGATATTAAGAGTGTTCAAATACCACTCGTTATCCGTAGGTCCTTTTGAAGAGCATCCGGTATTATTTTTAAGGTACTCATCATTTGTATAAATACAAAAGTCTACATCTGATGCATAATCAACATCAGCTTCTATGAAGCACACCGGACTGTCTTTAATAAAGTAAACTTTACTCTGAAGGTGAGAAGTAAAATCTACAGTCTTAACATCTAGTACAGTCAAGTACTGAAGTGGACCGTAACAAATTTTAACAAACATAGTATCTATCTTCCTTGTACAAAGTTACTTGGTAGAAGGAATCACGTTAATAGAGATAACTTCACCAGCGTTGGGATTAGTGTCAACAGCACGAATCTTCGGAAGATAGTACTGCACCAGTTCCATGTTAATCTTAGTCTTAAGCTCAGGAGAGGTCTTAGCGCTACGAGCAGTTTTAACAAGTTCGGAGATAGGGTCGTACCCAAACTCTACTGCAAGACGACGAACAAGCTGGTCACCAGCCGTTTCACCCCGACCAGTGGGGGCTTTCTTTGCAGAAAGCATAGAAGGTTTCTTGAACGTGTCTTTGAGCTGCTGCTTAGCTTCGACAAAAACATCTTCTCCAGAGACGTGGATGTTCGTCAGTCGTTTCATAAGTATAGCTTTTATGTTTTATTTGACAATGTATAAATAGTGATTATACACTAGTTAATTGTGACGAAGGTCACTTAAATTACCTAAATGATAGTGTAAAAATTTTCTAGCTTCTTCGTGAGAGAGGCAGTAGTGTTCACTAAGATGCTTAGATATACGTTCAATTTCTTCATTATGAAATTTAAGACGTTCTTGCATCTGGAGTTCTCGCAGCTCGTGTTCTTTGAACCTAGCACCTACTCTGAGGGTAAAGCATAATATATGTCCTGCTAGGAGTGCGATACTTGAAATGACACCGATAGCCTCAGGAGAAAGCAACGAAAGAAGTGCTTCAACAGTGGTGGCAGGCATAACCGGGTATTTACTAATGACTGCTAGTGCAGCCAACAAAGTTAAAATTTAAATAGAGAGATTTAACGAATGAACAAAAAAGATTACAAGATAGACACAAAACCGTATGTGTCCAAAATTCCTTTTAAACAGGTTCGAAAAGCTAGACCGTCCTATAATTATAGATATAAGTGGGTCTTACAGAAAGATAAGGAAATTAACTCTCCTTATACTTTTACTAACTTAGTTCGAAGATTAACTAAGTACTTTTCTCTTCCACAAAAGGAATTGATTAGATTTTCTAACTGTCTATTCCATGAAATTCTTTCTGTTCTCCGAGAAGGATACTCTATTGGTATTCCCTACTTCGGAACTTTCTATGGAAATTACTTTACTACTAAGCACTTCTTTAATATCGGATTGAATCAGTATAATAACAATCCTAAGATTGTACAGAGATGCTACCCCGCCTTTTGGCCTACGCCCTATGCTGTAGCTGTGTGCTCTCCGAAGAATGCTTACTATAGACCTTTAAGGTTTCTTAGTAAACAAACTAGAAACATCCCCAAAGCGTGGGGATTGATGGAGTGGCACAAAGCTCAGCAGAGATATGTGCACAGAAGTCTGATGTGTAGAGATAACCCTTATACCTTAAGTGGTGTCTTCGAAAGTTATAGGCTAAGAGAAAGCTGTGGTGTACACTATCCGTCAGATACTGATGAAGAAGAAATTAAAGACTTACTTCGAGACTTTAAAGATGAAGTCTATAAGAAAGCTAAAAGAGTTTGCAAAAGACTTACTCGAAAAGATTTCTTTGCTAAGGGTAAACATCTTTATTCGTACTATAATTACCTGCCCGGGAAGTACTTTGTTGGTATGAAGAACAACTTTGAGTGTAGTCCTTCTAATAAGCACTTATCTGCTTGGGACATTGTACACAAAGAAAATTTGGATACTGATTTAAGTACTAGCCACTTACCGGAGAAAGCACCTAGTGATTTTAGATACGGTAACGTTGAACAGGAGTTCACGCCTGAAGCTACTGGATTTTCGGATAACTTATTCGAGGATACAAAGGAGGGCGGTGGGATGTAACTAATAGTACTTATAGTTACCTTTAAAGATTTGTCAAGTATTTTAATTAAATTTATTTAATAAATTATTTAAAATATATTTAAAGTAATCTTAAAAGAAAGAATTA